ATAAGGATAGTGAAAAGTTTTCTTTAAATTTAAATTTTTATATTCTGTTAAATTAAAGTCTTTATTCTGATTTAATATTTCTAACAAAACATTATACATATAATTATCAAAAAGTAAGTATTCTCTTTCAAATCTTTTTCCATAAAAAGAATTTTTATTTAATTCTAATTCTTTAACTATATCATAATCAAATAATTTTTCATTATTAATTTTAAATTCATTAACTTTTTCTTCTAATTCTTTTAACATAAATTTATTTTTAAAACCAAATTGTGAATAGATAGAAGGATTTTTTGGGTCTCGATAAAGATAAATTAATGACCAATAATATTCAGCATCTATTGCATCAAAATATTTGCCAGGATATTGTAAATACGAATTATCTTCTAATTCAATATGTTTTAAATTATTCTTTTTAGCATATTTTTTAATGTTTTCTATAATTTTATTAAATTTTAAATTACAGTTTTTAAATTCTATATTAACTAATATGTCTTCTACAAATAAAACGGAATCATTAATTAAAAATTTAGCACATTTATTAGTTTCATTTAATAAATAAAGATATTTGCTTTTATATTTTAAATATTTTTGGTAATAATTCATTAAATAATCGCACAAAAAAAAATTCTAGCTAATTTTTTCATTTTATATAATAAAAAAAATATTTTTATTTAAAAAAAAGCTGATTAATATTTACAATGGAAAATCATAAGTTTTGGAATACTCAGCCTATTTTTACAAACAATGATAATACTATAGTTGAAAATGTTGATATTAATAACATTAAAAAAGACCCTATAAAATTAGTAGATAAATATCATTGGTATAACATTGATTTGGATAATGAAAATGATTTGAATGAACTATATTCTTTTTTATTAGATTATTATGTAAATAATATAAATGCTGTATATAGATTTAATTATAGTAAAGAAACATTTAAATGGTTCCTGAAACCAAAAACTTTTTTTCCTGATTTAATATTAGGGGTTAAATTTAATAATAAATTAGTTAGTACTATTATTGGAATACCTCAAACGGTTAGAATTTTGGATAAGATTATTAAAGTCGTCCAAATAAATTTTCTCTGTGTACACCCTAATATAAGAAACAAAAGGTTAGCTCCTGTTTTAATTAAAGAAATTACAAGAAGAAGCAACTTACATAATATAGATGTTGCTTATTTTACCGCACATTTAGATTTACCAAATAAAGTTGTATCTACTTACTATTGGCAAAGACCAATAAATGTAGAGAAAATATTTGATTTAGATTTATTACAACCGGATTTTCCCGGTCAAAATATTAAAAAGTATTATAAAATAGATGATTGTTTTACTATAAATATTAGTGAATTGCAGAAAGATGATTGTAAAGAATGTTGTCAAATGTTTAATGAATTTCATATTAAATTTAAAATATCTATTCATTTTGATGAGGAACATTTTGAAAGTCATTTTATGCCTAAAAAAAATGTAATTTCATCTTGGGTAGTCAAACAGGATAATAAAATAACTGATTTCATTAGTTTCTTTGACATTCCTTCAAAAGTAAGTAATTCTACTAAATACAATGAATGGCGTGCTGCGTATTGTTATTATTATTTTAACACCAAGACTAAATTAGAAGAGTTAGTTCAAAATTGTTTGGTTTTATTAAAAAGAAACAACATTGATATATTAAATAGTACAGACTTGTATGATAATAATGATTTTTTAGATAAATTAAAATTTAAAAAAAGTTCATCAGAATTAAGATTTTTCTTTTACAATTGGAATTGTCCTAATGTAAAAAATAATGAAATGGCACTTATTATGGTATAAATAACTTTATTATTTTTTTGTTGATGGTCTAGGACGATTATTAGAAGCACGATTTGGTGGTGCACGAGCAGATGGGAAAATATTTTTTGGTGTAGTTGGTGTATGAGGAACTGAACGAGCTGGTCTAAAAGGACGATTGGGTTTGGTTGATTTTGTGGTTGGTGCAAAACCTTCTGTGTTTCTAGAACACATGTATGCGAGTAATTCATTACCATCAAAACCTTCTGTTATCATAGGTGCACATGTAAAATCAATATTATACAAGTTAATATTAAGCATTTTATATACTTTTATTTAGAAAATTAAATTATTAAATATTTTTTAAACTAATTATCTAGTTTAATAGGTATCCATTTTTTAAATTTTGTATGATACACGCAAATAAATTTTGTAGGAGTATCTTCTGAAATTTTTTCATTACACATATGAGAAATTTTAATATTTGGGATTAATGCAATGTCTATTCTTTCACTATTTTCTTTTTCGCTAATATTGTAAACATCCGGAATTGCTGTTTTAGATAGCCAAAAATTTCTTATTTTATTGCTTTTCTCATAGGAATAAGTTCTAGTTTTGAGATAATCGACAAAATTATAGATTAAATCATAGGTTTTTGATTCAATTTTTTGGGTTTGATTTGTTTCAATGTCTATTTTATCTGATTTTCTCTCAATATGGAGAATTGATATGCCAGAATACTTGGGATAGAAAACTAAACCCTGGCATGTGAAGGTGCAATTTGTAATAACATTTTTAATCAAGTCTTCTAAACCATCGTATTTCCATAATTTATTTAACTTGAATGAAAAATTTTCACAAACATTTTCTGAAAAATGAATTTTTAGAATATTGTCAAGATGTCCCATTTTATTTTCCATTTCCATATCAATTATCTTTTTACCCATCAAGTAAAAACAATCTTGTATCAAAAATATATATTTTTTAGAAGATTCTATTAATTTACCATCAAATATAGTTCCATTAAATATATTTTCATTTACTTTTGCTATTACTTTCACCATAAAAACTGTTTTCAAATCTATTTGGTCTTTATGATAAGATAATTTACGTCTATCAATCGCTACACAATATTTCTTTCCATCAATATTTATAAAAATTAGAAAATAATTGAAACCCTTAAAACTTGGTGAAACATAATGTTCATTGTCTTTAAGGAATTCGAGTTTTTTAATGTTGTTAAGCATTATGAATCTATGCTTACTCAAATTTAAAGAATTGTATAAATAATCTATAATTTTTTGTTTAACGGAGAAATCTGTTATTAAATATCCTTCTTCTGAACCAAAAGAAATCTTCTTTGACATTATTATTTATATATATAATTGTTTCTTTAAAATAGATAAAAATCAATTTTTATTAAAAAATGGCAGAGTCTGAAACTAATAATGGGTCAAAACCATAAACATTTATTTTTGGTATTCTTCCGCCATTTTCAGGTTTTTCATCTTCATAACTAATAAAATCTGGTGCATAACCACTTTGATTTGAACCTCCTTCTATAACATAGTCACCATTCGTTCCTTTCATTAATGGTACTAATGATTTGAAATCTGTAATAGATTCATTAAATATTTCACTAATTTTCTTGGGTAAACCTTTGTCATTTTCATTTGTTTCTAAGCTTCTATATTTGTGAATGGGTTTTTCATACATTCTATTATCATAAATTACCTTCTGGTCTGTTAATTCATGATGGTAAAATTCTTTATCATTATCTTTTTCAGGTGGTTCATATTTTGGATGAACTTGTGCTCCTGTTTTTAATTCTTTTAAAAATCTATCTTCTAAAACAAATGGTGTTTTATCTTCTGGAACACTCTCATAATCAAAAACAATGGTTGGATATCCTTTCGGTAATTTACTGGTATCTTCTTTTTCAACTTTATCAAATGGAAAAGTAAATTGTTCTTTTGCTGTAAATACTTCCGATTTACTTATTGATGCATTGTTACAAATTATTACTAATACATAAATCACAATTAAAAATAAAACTAAATTAAATATTGTTTTCATTTATATAAAAATATATAGATAAAAAAATATTAGAAAAAAAATTTATAAGTTTAGTTCTTTATAAATAAAGGGAAACAACAGCTATTTTTATTTATTATTTCTTCTACTTTTCTCATTTCTTCTTCTTTTTCCTTATATATATCTTCTGCTTTCTCTTTAATTATATCTTCTGCTTTCTTTTTAATATCTTCTGCTTTCTTTTTAATATCTTCTGCTTTCTCTTTAATTATATCTTCTGCTTTCTTTTTAATTTTATTTACTTTATAATTTATATCTTTATCTAAATCAAGCATCTCCATACTTAAATTTTCTAATTCGTGTCCTTCTACGGTAATTATTGGTAATTCTTGATTATATTTAGTTATTTCTTATTTAGTCAAGTCAAGATTTTCTTTACTTTTATCCACATAAACTTTAACAATTTTTGGTTTTCTAATTTCCATTATTAAAGAATAGAAAAAGCCTTTAATTAAAAATTTGAAAATAAATTATTAAAGTTATATATACTATATATAATGAGTGATATCGTAAAAAAGATTATGAAAGATCCACTAGATGTTATTGGTACTTTAACCATTGAAGAATTAGAAAAGGTGATTACTTACGCTGCTGATAAATATTATAATACTAATAATTCAGTTGTTAGTGATAATATATATGATTTATTAGTTGATTTTTTAAAAGCTAGGGACCCAAAGTCTAAAGTATTAAAAGAAATCGGTGCAAAAGTTAAATCAAAAAATAAGGTAAAATTAGATTATTGGTTGGGTTCTATGGATAAAATTAAACCATCCAGTGGAAATCAATTAGAAATTTGGCTAAAAAAATTTAAGAAACCTTATTATCTTTCTGATAAATTAGATGGTGTATCTGCATTACTAATTTATAAGAAAGATGAAACCATTAAATTATATACCAGAGGAACAGCAACCGAGGGAACTGACATAACACCCTTAATTAAGTATATGAATTTACCTTCAACCAAAGATGTGATTAGTTATATGAAAAATAAAAAATTACAAGCAGATAGTAATGATAATTTAATCGCATTAAGAGGTGAATTAATTATTCCTACCAAAGTTTTTAATTCTAATTGGGCTGATAAATTAAAGAACGCAAGAAATTCTGTTTCTGGTTTAGTAAATTCTAAAACCATCAATCCAGATTTGGCTAAAGATACTGATTTAGTAATCTATGAAATTGTCGACCCTTTCTTAAAAATAGAAGACCAATTTAAGATTATCAATGAATTAGGATTTAAGCTTGTTAAATTTAAAAAATTAGACCAAATTAGTTTTGAATCATTAAGCCAATATCTATTAGAAAGAAGAACCAAAGGAGAATACACGGTAGTTGGGATTATAGTAACTAACAATGAGAAACACGATAGAAATACCGATGGAAATCCTGAATATGCTTTTGCTTTTAAGGATATTCTTGAAGACCAGAAAGCAAAATCAACTATCATTGAAATTGAATGGAAAGCTTCTAAAAATGGTTATTTAAATCCAACAGTTATTATAGAACCCGTTTGTGTAGGCGGAGTTGAAATAAAAAGAGTAACCGCTCATAATGCTAAATTTGTTGTAGAAAATGGTTTGGGTAAAGGTGCGGTTATAGAAATTATAAGAAGTGGTGATGTCATTCCGTATATCCAAAAAGTTATCAAACCAGTTTCCAAACCAGATTTACCTAAAGGAAAGTGGCATTGGAATGAAACGGAAGTTGATATTATTGCTGATGATATTAACACTGATGAAATCAACATTAGAAACATCCATTTTTTCTTTTCTTCTTTAGATACCAAGGGTTTAGGTGAGAAAAATGTAGAAAAAATGTTTGAAGCAGGTTTAGATACAATAGAGAAAGTTTTAAATGCTAAAGAAGAAGATTTATTAAAGGTTGAAGGGTTTAAAGAGAAAACAGCGAATAACATCATCAATGCTATTAAGGAAAGTTTAACTAATGTTAACCTTGCAAAATTAATGGCGGCATCTAATAAATTGGGTGAAGGATTAGGAGAAAGAAGAATGAAACAAGTATTAGAGGCATATCCAAATCTCTTAACCGACTCACAAAAGTGGTCAAAGAAAGAATTTATAGAAAAGATTAAGGAGCTAGATGGTTGGGAAGAAAAAACTAGTTCAACTTTAGTAAATCACTTTAATGATTTTTTAAAATTTTACAACAAGATAAAAGGTTTCCTTACTATAGAAAAAAAGAAAGAAATCAAAAAGTCAAAACTCACTGGAACAACCATGGTTTTGTCAGGTTTTCGAGACGCATTCATTCAAGATAAATTAGAAGGTATGGGAGTTAAAATCTCATCTAGTGTTTCTAAAAATACAAATTATTTAATTGTAAAAGATAAGGAAACAATAGAAGAAAATACCGGTAAAGTTG